GTTTAAAACACCATGCATCTAAGCAACACGGATTCCTCTGCTAGAGGTTCCCCGTCGAGTGAAGAGCGACATACTGCCCCACAGCGTTGTGATGGTTATCACTATAAGAACTGTTAGGACAATATCGAACTTCGCGGACAATCACTTATCTGTCGACTTATGTCTTCATCAAAAGTGGATAAAATATGTACGGTACGTTTCTTTTCAGAGCGTAAAGTGCATATGTTGAGTGTAAAATACTCATCGTAAACTGGGCCTTAAGTCAGCCCATTCTCACTCCCGAAAGGAGGAGGACCAATGATCACCCAAAAGGGGTCAGTAATCCTAGAGAATTGATGAATAATCAATAAACAGAAAAAGAATTGAGTCCACCGTGAATAACGGTAGAATCTTAACTTTTCTGAGTAGTAACTGGGAGCAATCCCAGGATAACTAGCTTGGCATCTAAATGGCTTCGGGCGGTGAACGAGTGTGATAATAATCTTCGTATTATTTGAACAATCTAAGCATATGTAGAAATATGTATGTTTAGTAAAGTCAAGGCTAAGTGAGTTTCTCCTTTTATAAGTGTCTAGTACCTTTAGGTAATCTTGTACTGTATGTTGCGCCGATTCGGGTTTAGCACCCCGGTCGCCTGCGCTTAAGGTATTTGAAAATCCTATTTATTAGAATTACTGTAAGAGCTAAGAGAGCTTAGTCTTGGGGGTCTCGAACTCAAGTCAAGAGTCGATTTAGACAACCAAGGAATATAACCTATTGGGCTTCACAGCCTGCCTGCGGCTCGTTGCCCCTTACGGGGGGTAACGAAAACCGAAGGATAGCTCCCTTACGGGATGCTGGTTACAATTAATTATTATAATCAACATGAATTACTTAAACTCCAAACAGATTTTAAGTGCATCAGCTATTTGGCAGACGGCCGTAAAACGCCGTTCGCTATTGCAGCTTCGCCTTAAACAAGCGATAGTTGCAATAGTAGGATCACATTCCCTGAGTTGGGTTAAGGCTTCAGCTAGTTTCTCTTGGTTTGCCATCAGGATGATTCGTGCAAACGGTAACCAGGGGTTAGCTCTTTATCTGAAAGCGGCAAACTTGCTCCTAATCAGAGCAACCGCCGGTAAGAAATTGACTAATTCCCGGTTAGCGGGAGCAGCGGTATCCGTGACTGAAGGGGGACTCCCGAGAATAATAGTCGCTAGTCATAGACTACGGATTAAAGGTGGAGATCGGTCTGTTATCCGGTTTTGGTTGGGATTATTTACCCTTTATCGGGTTTTACCCTTCCGAGGCCGTTTATCAGTCGAATCTATCTTAAAACCCGGAGTGGAACTATCGGACGATCTCATTTACGACTGGAAGTCATTCCTAAAGAATTTCTTTTGGCCGCACTTAAGAAAGTTCGGTGTGAAACCTCTGGTGTCGGTACTCTGCCACGACGATCTTCTTGAACCCGGTAAACGGATTCAAAGAGAACGTTCGTATTGGATGTATCCGGCCTTAGAGGGGACACGACGGCTTCTGATGTCCTCGGGCCCCGGGTCGTTTGTGACCGCAGGCTCATCAATTATCTCCCATGGTTACGACGCATTCCTTTGGTCGACTGCAACTGAGTTGTGGCCGTACCTTAAGGTTATGTGTCTCGTCACGGGAAACATCCATTTTATCGATTCGATTCCCTTTTCTCTTGCTACAGAGCAAAAGACTAGGGATCTTAACTTTAATGTGGACGGTACTTATGAGCTTGGGAAACTTTCGATCCGGGAGGAACCAGGTAAGTTACGGGTATTTGCGATGGTGGATTCTGTAACACAATGGGTGCTACATCCTCTTCATCGAGCATTATTTAAAATTCTTGAGGTGATTCCTCAGGATGGTACCTTTGACCAACTGGCTCCCGTCAATAAAATGATGGGGGTTTTGAAGGAAAAGGGTACAAATAATGTGTGGTCGTTTGATTTATCAGCGGCCACAGATCGAATCCCTGTTATGTTACAAGAATTGACCCTCGCTGGCTTCACTGGGTCGGATTTCGCCTTTTATTGGCGGTCCTTACTCTGTAACCGATATTATCAGCTCCCTACTGAATGGTTAAAGACCTTCGGAAAGAGAGGTTTAGCTTCCCTTAATACGGGAGTTAGACCTTTCCAACTTCGGGATCCTAAATCAAACAAATTAGGTAAAGTGATGTACAAGCCTATTAAGGCCGTTCGGTATGCAGTTGGACAGCCTATGGGGGCGTATTCCTCCTGGGCGATGCTAGCGTTGGTACACCATGCACTCATCCAGTTTGCAGCCTTTAGAGCTGGCTGGAGAGTTTGGTTCCCTCTATACGCAGTATTGGGCGATGACGTGGTGATAGGGGATCACCTTGTTGCCGACCAATATACTCGCCTAATGGCGGAAATTGGAGTGGATATCGGATTTCACAAATCCGTTATCTCTGACAACCTTTCGTGCGAGTTCGCCAAGAAGTACTTCTATAAGGGGGAGGAGGTAACTCCTCTTCCTTTAGTTGGTATTTCTTCTGGTTGGCTCGGCGCGACTTTCGTTCCTGAGGTCATAAAGATCTCAGAACGTTTGACGGGTAGGAAGCTCTCCGGTTACAATATTGGGCGTTTCCTGGGAGTAGGATACAAGGCATGTTCAGGGGCGGACAACCGTCCACTTCTGCATTTGCCGAAGATCCTGTCCCGGGTGCTTATATTGCTTTCAAAACCGGGCGCACCTCGAGGTGTTGGAACTCTTTATGATTGGTTGCGTCTTGAGTCGTTACAGACTCATCGCGTGACCGACCAAAAGAGCTCAGACTCACTGGTACGTTATTTAATCAAATGGTGTCGGACGGAGAGGTTTCCGCGTCTTCTTGAGCTAATGGACTCTAATATGGC